AGCTAGCTTTTTCCGTATGAGCGCGGGGCTTGAGGTTCTCGGCCTTCGGTCCCCATCCGAACGTTTGTGGCTCCGAAACTCCAACCTCCTTCATCGAGTAGTTCTTTTCGAACTTGACTTGGACAAGCCGCGTCTCGATGCAGAGCGCGCCGCCTATGTAATGAGCTTCCAGCATTGCCAGAAAAGCCCAGCGATGCGCTTCCGCCGCGACGTAGGAAACCAGTCCATGCTCGGCAGCATCTCTATCCCAGGACCGCATAGGGATGTTTGCTCCCCATGCTGACGCGCTCGGCCCGATCGGGATTTGCCGCCAGTAATTATCGATCACGAAGGGGATTGGAGAGTTATTCTCGGCAACCACCTTCGGCATATCGGAATTGTTGCGGACCTCCACGGCATAGTATGCGGCACTCATGCTGCCATTGCCGCGATTGTCGTCTTGGTGACTCTGCAATTCCAGGGCAGGGTAGTGGCGTTCTTTGGTCATAAAAGTCCCTCGCTTAAGGCCCGTATGCGTGCCTATCCGTACCTGTGTTGACCTGTACGACAATGTACGTTATAGGCTTGCCACTGTCAACCGTACAGGATCACAAGCCATGGAAGCTACTGGACCTCTGAAAACGCCGCCTACGCCGAGCATGACGCCGGACGCCATCCGCTCGCGTGCCCGGCGGAAGGCCGCTAAGGCCAAGGTCAAAAAGAGGAAAGCCGATACCGTCGCGCGTTCGGAACGGCTAGACATGCGGCTGACCAAAGCGGAGAAAACCAAGATCATCGCCAAGGCGAAGAAAACCCGGCGTACGGTCACGAGCTTGGTTATCGAGGCCATCGAAAAGATTAAATAAAAAGTGGGGCCTCGTTTCTGAGGCCCCCTCGCTTACTCGTCTTTGGCGTCACCTTTGATCTGATTTTCCAGACTGCGAACGGTATCGCCCATCGTGGTCATCATCAGACTAAAGTTGCTCACTTCCTGAGCTGCAATCCGAGTGTGCTCCCGCACTGCAGATGCCAACTTGCGGAGACGATCGGCCAGTTTTTTGCCTTCTTGCTCGACGGCCTCGGCCGCACTGTCGATGCTGGCGGCGCTCGTGTTGCCGATGTGATCGACCGCCGCCACGGTAATCTCGGCAACACGTTCCGGCGTTCCGGTATCTATCGGCGCGAGGCGGGTTACGGCGGTCATCAGAACATCTTTATGAACGCCACACCCACCCGATTCTCAGGCGTCGTGGACATGATCGTGGCGCCGGGAATCGCAACCGCCGTCGTGCTGTTCCAGTTGATGTGGTGGTAGTACACGTCGAGGTTCCAGCCTTGCGCCAGAATAAACTCGGTGCCGGCCCCCATCGTCCAGCCTTGATTGCCATTCTTGAACGATTCCCCAATTACCAGATAAGGCGACATGAGCGACGTGCCGGGGATGATCGCTAGATTGATGCCCTGAGACGGCGTGCCGGTGCCAACCGTGCCGGGCTGCCCAATGCCGATCAGATTGGACAAGCCGATGCCCGCCTTGGCGAAAATGCCGGCGTCCCAGTTCTTGAAGCCGGCCGCGCTGTTCACTCCGTTGGTCTGTACGTCCAGACCTAGATTGGCCTCGCCCGCAAAGAAGAACTGGCCGTTCCAGAACTGATAGCCGGCGACGCCGCCCACGATGCCGCCGCCCGCGAACACCGAGTTGTTGATGCCGGAACCGAGAATGTCGAGGTTCGATCCAAGGCCCTGCAACGAGAAGCCGCCGTAGAAGCCCGAGCACGACGGCAAGACCGCCGCCATCGTCGTGGTCATCGCCGCGCCCGCGGTGCAGACGGGAGGGGTGTAGGCCGGGGCCTTGGTTCGCAGCGTCAGATCAGCCGCCATCACGGGGCCGCACAGCGCGGTCCCGATCAGCAAAGCAAACAGTCGCTTCATGTCATCTATCCTTTGTGAGTGGAATTTACACGACCACTCTACGCCGGAAAGGTGTGATAAAGCCGCAACAGTCGGAATTTATTGTACGGGTGCAAAACAGACGATGCCGCCCCACCAAAAATGACACGCGAGGAATCCCGTAATGAAACCGGCAATGTACGGGAACGGCGGCCATGCTTTGCTGACAGTCCACACCCACCGCGAAAGCGTCGGCGTGCCCCGGTAGAGCGCCAGCCCTTCAAACAGCGCGAAGCTGCACACGATGACGAGCAGCCAAACAGCCCACAACACCATTTTCCTTACCCCGTTTTAATGCGAAAACCAGCTCCGGTGAATTGCCCCTTGGTGCCGTCCTTGGCGTCCACGTTGGCCGTGTACTTGCCGGATAGGTCTTTGTTACCCGGGTCCATACCGGCGTACAGGCTGGCGAGCTGGATGCGGTAGCGCTTGCGGATGTGGTCGCCAACGGCTTTCGGGCGCGCGACCAAGATTGGACGGAACGCTTTGCCCTCTTTGTCCGTACCGGCGACAAGATCCCGGAATAGCTTGGACATCTCGTCGTCCGTGACTTCCTTGAAGCCTTTGTTGTGGGCGTCCGCGATTTCATGCGGAATGCTGTTGATGATCCTGAACTCGTATTGCGGATACTTTTCTTTGTTCGGGATGAACAGCTTCAACGGCCGATCGAGCGTCAGGTTCTTGATGATTTCATCAACGTCCAACGCTTCCTTGAATGGCGAAGCGCTCGCCATGGCATCGCCGGCCGACTGCGGTTCGGGTACGGGTGCCGGCGGATTCGGCTTGAGCGCGTCGGGGATGCCTGCGAAGGGGTTTGTTGGATCGTTATTCACAGGACTGCCTCGTAAGTAGCGGCGAATATGTCGGGCTTACAAGGATACAGTTCGCCCTTTACGCCTCGGATGATCCAATCGCCATTGTTGGCGACCATCGTCCCCTCCAAGGTCGAGATGACGGCTTCGATAATCGCGCCGTTTTCTCGTTTGAAAATGATATTCGCGTCGCCGTCGAAAACGCGGCTTGCACCGTCGCTCATTGGTAGCCGCCACGCCTCGATAACGACCGGCTTTTTTCGGTATTTTGCCATGGCCTACTTCTTTCCCTTGGCGAGCTGCGCTTTGCCGTAGTGAGCTTCAAGCGCCTTGGTCACGAACTTCTCGCGCCCCTCTTTGGTCTTGGGCGCAAATTTGTCCGCCGTGCGGTTGATCTCTTTTTGCACGTCGGACGGGGCGTCGGACATCTTCGTCCACGGTCCCGACGTGCGACGCGTACGCGTACCAGTGGCATCTCCATCCGCCGGGCCGTCGCTGGCGCGTGGTTTCTTTGCTTTGGCAGCGGCGGCTTCCGCTTCCTCTGCCTCCCGCGCTTCGCGCTCTTCGTCGGTTTCGCCTTCCGGCGGTTCTTTGACAGCCGGCTTAAATTCTTCGTCAACGACTTTGACCAGCGCCGCGGTAAACTCAGCAGCCGTGCTGAATTTCTTCGGGTCCATGGTCTTGCCAAGTTCGATCGTACGGCCGGATTTCTTCGGGTCTACGCCAAACCACGGCAGCTTGTTCAGCTCCGCGCGTATCTCGGCATCGCCGTACGCAGTCGATGGCTTGGGCGCGGCTGCGCTGTTCAGCGCGCTGATTCTGTCGGCTATTTTGCGCGCCCCTTCCGTGTCGCCGTTGGTTACGGCGGTATCGAGTTCGGCCTGCAGGCCGCTTTTGGCGTGCTCCAACAGCATCACGTTAAGATCGGGCATGGATCACCTTATGGGGGGTTTAAGCTCGCGGGCGCACATCGGGCCTTGGGCGGCAATGACGATCTCGTAGCCATCTTCGCATTTCAGAATGATTGCGGAAGAGGGTAAGGCGTTGATCGAACTAACGCCGAGCAGCGTGCATTGTGTCGTCGTGCCGTTGGTCACGGCGATGCACTTGTTCACGCCATCAGGAGCTGTGTACGATTGCGCGTTCACTGGCCCGGCGAAGGACAGCAGTACCAGCGCGACAACTACCATCACGTTAAGATCGGGCATGGATCACCGTGCGTTCGCGGGGTTTGCCGCCGAAGTCTTCCGAAGTGTGTGCAGGCGCAACTGATTTGATTGCGTCTTCGTCGTCCCATAGCAGCGTTGCTGGGTCCGGCATTTTGTCGGCTGGGATGACGGCCAGCACATCTTGAAAGCTGGAAACGTAGCGCCATCCGCTGCTCGCCTGAAGTTTACCGCCTTGCACCATCGTGCCGGCGAACGGGCGGATAGTAACCCAATCGCCAACTTGTACGGGCTCCCGCGTCAAGCTGCCTTCTGCATCTTTGTAAACGAATGCAAGCGGCCCCATGGACACGATCCGGCCTGCCATGACGTTGTGCTGCGCCATGTCGCGGACTACATCGGGGACGTGAATCCCGCCGATCATTTTGGGCGGCATCGGTAGACGAATGACGATTACGTCTCGCGTCGGCCGTACGTGGCCGTGCGGTATGGCGAAGTCATGAACGCCGATGTTGCTCATTCAATTCTCGGTTTGCGTTGTTAAAAACTGCGATAATCTTTTCCGGTGGCTGCTCTAGTAGCCGCATTACCTCACTGAAGCCCGCTGCCTGCCCCTGGTGTATTGGGTGGACTTCCTGCCCCTGGAGGAACGCCGCCATTGTTGGCGCCTGGCGAAACTTGAGATACGTCACCAGGGCCTTGGTTTCCGGACTGTTGAGCCATTCCGCTAAGGATGCCGTCTGCATTGTTCGCACCCGCCATCAGCTCTTGTACGGTTTGCTCTATTTGCGCCATTTGCAATAAAGCCGCGCGGTTGTCAAGCATTCCGCCGCTGGCTTCGACCATGTTCAGCAAGGCTTGGGTAAGGTCTACGGCAACTTGAGCCTTGGCTTTCATCTGCTCAATTTGCATCTTGCCCATGCCGATCATGCCCTTCATTTTTTCGTCGGGCGTGAGCTGCGGTTGCTGCGGCGCTGCGACCAGTTTTTCAGGATCCGGGAGCCGCATGACTTTGCCGAAACGAAGCGCAGCTTCTGGAACGCTGAATCCGCCACCCTTCATACCTAACTCGACAAGTTGCAGATACAGGCCAGCGAGCGCCGCACGCTGCATCTCAGTCGCCAATGACGGATCTGCCGTGACTGCGATGCCGTCCTTGCTGGACGCCAAGACGTTTTCAGGCAGCATGTCGTACGCGTCCGCCATCTGGACGAACATGCGAAATTCTTGCGTCATGGACGCCACGAGCCGGCGGTGTACGGCGGACTGGACTTGCGTACCCGTATCTATGATGCCTCTCGCCATGGTCGCGGTCATGGACGACGGTGCATTCTCCAGAAGGTTCAGCGTGCCAGCGAGACGGTCGCCAAGCGTCATAAGCTTTTCGAGCGTTGCGACTGAGCCGGGCGATACCGATTTGACGGGGAACGGAGAGAATTTGTTGGCGAGCGGAGCGCCATCCGTGTTCAGCGTAGCGATGCGATTGTTTTTCAGCTCGATTTTGTCGGGCAGCCCAAAGCCGCCACCGGCAAACACACCGCCGTTTTCGCTTTCGCTTTTGGCAGTTTCCACAATTGAGCCCAACAGCCGGTCGGCAGAGCTTTCCGTGCGGTCCAGCAGTTTGCCGAATCCCATCGGAAGGAAAGTGCCTTTTGGGTCCGGCAGAAATCGGTACGGATAGAAACGACGGATCGGATTGAAAAACAAAACTTCGTCGGTGTCGACGACGGTCTTAGCGGACCATCGGGGCTTTATCCGTACGACTTCCGGCGTGTCGTCGCGGGCGATTACGACGGTCCACGGCTCGTCTATCCCGTCGCCGTCAAGATCAAGCCATAAGTCAGTATCGTAAAACCGTTTCGATGCTTGCGGGTCGCGGTCGTCATCGTACCGGGGCTCGTAGTCAACCCACTTTTTGCGTTCGATCATGCGATCGATTTCGTACGGGTAGCGCTCGAACTCGTCAGTGATGCGCGGTGCGCGCTCTATGGATCGAACACTATCGTTTATGATGACGTGCGTACACGGGCGGAAGGCAGAATGAAACACGCGATCTTCGTCGTCAAAATCACGCTTGCGCCAACCCAGCCCCGTAACCGACATGTGAATTATCAGCGGGTCCGTGTCCAAGGTCCAGTTCGGGTCTTTTGTACGGAGCTGGCTGGATACCCACGCCGCTAAATCTTCGCTGCCGGGCTCGCTGGCGCGCGCCAAGTCGGGCTCGCCTAGCAGTGCGTCGGTTGCGCGGGCTGAAAACTGAATGACCGCCGATAGCGTCATCTCGGTTTTCGGCGGCGGCTCTTCCCCGGCACCTTCTTGCTCGCGATCGTTCGGACTGTCGTTTTCATCGTTTTCGATTTTGTCGAGGTAGCCTTTGGCCTTCCCAAGCCAATCCGACATCGATTGCTCGTCGATGCCAATCAGTTCGATAATGTCGGTTGCGAGCGTACGGCGCTCATCTGGGCTCAATTTCTCGGCGACGTTGCCGAAATCTTGCGGCTTTTTCAAATTGAGCTTTAAGACGGGAAGATCGCGCATGAGGCCCCTTGTATGACATCCGATGTATGACAAGTCAAGGCACTGTACCATATATTGCGTGTGTTCGTATTCGGTGCTAAGTTCCTTTCGCGGGGTGTGGGACGTACCGGCCCGGCCAGTGACAGGAGGCTACCATTCAAGTCATCGATCGTAGTTTGCAACCGTCGCAATACTGGCCGGGCTTGTATGCCTTGTTCGGGTTGGATTATGAGCGGCTGGAACCGATCTACACCAAATTTTTCGACACCAAGCCCTCGGAAAAAGCGTTCGAAGAGTTCATGACCGAACGCGCCGGCCTTGGCCTCGCCGTACAACAGCCGGAACTGGAGCCCGTTCAATTCGACGTACCGAACGAAGGCTACCGCACTCAGGTTACGCACGCATCGTACGGCCTCGCTGTCGCGATCTCGCGCGAAGCCGAAGACGACAATCTGTATGAGGATGTCGGCGCCCGCATGATGAAAGAGCTGGCATTCAGCGCGCGGCAGACCGAAGAGTACATTGCCCACGCGCCGCTTCAAGTCGCCGTGGATGCCGTGAACGGCCTTCGTGCGGATAACGTACCGCTTGGTTCTGCCAGCCACCCGACTGTCTCTGGCTTGCAAAGTAACTTGCTCGTTTCAGCCAACGTGTCGGAACTGGCATTCGAGAACGCCGTTATTCAGATCTCGTACACGCGCAACGGTCGCGGTTTCATCATCAATGAGCTTCCGCGCCGCGTGATTCTGTCGCCGGAAAGCGGCCCGGAAACCCGGCGTATTCTCGGCTCGCCGTTGCAGTGGAACGCGCAGACGAACAACATCAACGTTCTGCGGTCCACGGGCGCACTGCCCGAAGTGGTCGAGACGCCCTACCTTGTGGACAAGGACAATTACTTCATTCAGACTTCCGAGCAGGACAAGGACAACGGGCAGGGCTTCACGTTTTGGGAGCGCTCCGCGCTAGAGATGCGCGAGGACAGCAACTGGAGCAATCAGGCGAAGCTCATGGCGCTTTGGTTTCGGTGCGCCGCCTCCATTGTGGACTGGAGAACCGTCTACGTTTCTCCTGGCGCAGATAATGCCTGACAACGCATAGGTTTACCGACAGCTCCACGAACCCTCCCTGGGTACAAACTTGGGCCGTCCGCTGCGATGCGGGCGGCCTCTTTCGCTAGGACGGCGGATGTGATACAGTCCGCACATGGCATACGATTACGTCATCAAGGCATCCTACGGGAACGACAGCATTGCGCTGATTCAGTGGATGCGCGAAAGCCCCGCTGGGTGGCCCGGCGGCCCCCGTGTGGCGGTCCTGTACAACGACACCGGATGGGCTTCCGACGAATGGCCTGACAGAGTGGCGCGCGGGGAGGCGCTGGCAAGGTCGTACGGGTTTGACCCGCATCGGACGGCCAGCATCGGCTTGGAAGCCCTTGTTCGGAAAAAGAAAGGCTGGCCCCGGCAGGGCATCCAATATTGTACGTCGGAACTGAAAATGGTTCCGACCGAGGCGTGGCTTGACGAGCATGACCCCCAATCACGATCAACGAGCGTGATTGGGGTGCGCCGCGAAGAAAGCAAAAACCGCGCGTCGTTTCCTGAATGGACTATTGGCTTGGACGGTCGCAAAGTTTGGGCGCCGCTGGCCGCTGTGCAGGAAGCCGAGCGCGACGCACTTATCGTACGTGCTAGATTTAATGTTCTGCCGCACCGCTCAATGGAGTGCTTCCCTTGTATCAACTCCAATCGCGACGACATCATTGAACTGTCGAAAAACCCAGCTCGCATTCATAAGATAAACGATATCGAAATCGACATGGGCTACACGTCAAAAGGCAGCCCGCGCACGATGTTCCGTCCGTACCGCTACATGGGCGCGACCGGCATTAAGGAAATCGTACGTTGGGCGCTCGCAGGACACGGCAAGTTCGAACTTGACGACGGTAACGGTTCTTCGGGCTGCGAAACTGGATGGTGTGGAACATGAGCGCGCCACGCCACACGGCCAAGCCAAAATTCCCGCCCTACGCGACTTGGGGCGCGTGCTCGCGATGTAACGCCCGCGTCCTGTATTCGACGCTGAAGCGTGAACGCCTAACCGGTCTACTTGTGTGCTCCGAAACCAGCGGACGCGCCACGCGGCCTTGCTGGGACCCGTGGCCGGCTGTGTACGACTTCCAAGCCTTTCCCGACAAGTCGATAGAGCCGCCGCCGGAACCGCTGCCGCTGCGCTGGAACCTCGATGCCATTTGGGGCAACGGCCCCGTCGAAGGCACTACGACGGTCTTTGCCGCCGCACCCGAGGCTGCGCCTGACGACGCCACGCGGCTTGCCAAGCTGCTTACATCGGTGCCCTATTACGCCAGTCTCGGGAAGTCGGCAGCATTCATGGGGCCGAATGCGCCGCTGTCGGCCAAGGTTTTCAACCTGACTACGATCGTGCCGCAAGATTATGACGGCACTTTCATCCCAAGCAATTCCGTTCGTACAGTTACGCCGCCGAACGAAGTAACCGAGCTGGCGAACGTCACCAAGACGGACCCGGATTTTCCGAACGATCAGCTGTGGTCGCCGCCATGGGCTGCAGCCAAGGGAGTCTAAACGATGGTAATCGAGCCGACACCTGGACGCGTCGTGTGGTATCAACCGAACGACCTTGATGCAAAGATGCTGGGAAACAGTTCGCAGCCCCTTGCAGCGCATATCGCGTACGTGCACGACACCCGTACAGTCAACTTGATGGTTATCGACAAGAACGGCAATTCGCACTCTCGCACGATGATCAGGTTGGTGCAGGACGGCGAAAGTCCGGCGGTCGGGGTGTCTTTTTGCGAGTGGATGCCCTATCAAATCGGGCAAGCAAAGAAAAACGCATGACCGTAACGGCTGCCCAGATCATCACGAGTGCGCTGCATCTGTTCGGCATCACGGACGCAACTGAGGCTCCGACAGCTACGGATATCGCGAACAACGTCACAATTTTGAATGACTTGCTTCGCGCCGAGCAAGCAGACGGCGCTTGCCAGTACCTCATCAAGCGCCAAGCGGCCGTACTGCCGCCCGGCACGAACGGACAGGTTTACACGTTCGTAGTCGGCAACGGCAGCCCCAGCTATCTGGTGCAAGCTGACGCAGTGGCCGTGCGCGCCATTTGGGTGAATGACATAAACCTTACCGTCAATCGTGAAACGCGCATGGCGCCGATTGCCGACGTGGTACGCACGACGTACCCCGGCATCGTCACCAAATGGCACCAGGAACGGCAGGCGGATGGCTCGGTGCTGATTACCGCGTGGCAGCCGCCCCGCGCGCCTGCGAATGCGCTGATCGAGTACGGCGGCCGGCTCGCTTTGATTTCCGCAGCGGATGGTAGCGACGTGGTTGCACTGCCGCCGGAAGGGATACACGACGCCACGCTACTGCTCGGGCGCCGCATCATGGGCTCGTATGGGCGTACGCTGAGCCAGACAGACCCGATCGTCATGGACGCCGAACGCGTCAACGCGCGCTGGCGGGACTACGCGAGGGGTCAGCAATGGCTCCGGTTTGTTAGAAACTAGCATGCCCGTAATCGACATCCTCGGTTCTTTCCAAGATCCTCTGAATTTGGACGAAGGGGCCGGGAAGCTTATCAATGTCCGCGTCGTGCCGCGCGAGCAAAAGGAAGGCAAGTCCGGCAGAGCGCGTCTTGTTGGCGCACCGGGGTTGACGCAGGTTTGCCAGCCAACAGCCGCACCGTGCGTCGCCATTGGGCAGGCTCTGCGAACAGTGTGGAGCGGGCACGCAGACGGTTCAATTTATTACGACGTACAGACCAACGCGCCGACGCTGGCGGGTTTCGTCGCCGTAAACGCACAACAGCCGGTTATCCGTTTTGCCGAAGATCGCACGGCACTCTGCATCGCGTCGAATGCGAACACCAATAACGTTGCAGAGTACGGAACTGGCTACACAGCGACGACTGCGGGCGTCGTCAACGCCGGCTTTGACGCCAGCATTAATTTCGATCCGTCTGCTGTTGCGGAGCTGAACAACATAGCGGTGTGGTCCGCCGCGTCGAATTTCTATGCCCAGCAAGACGCCAAAATGTATAGCTCGCAACCACTGGCGCCGGCTGATGTGCTGCCGAACAGCTTTGCCACGAAGGAAGCTCGTGCCGATCGCGTTGTCGATTTGGCGGTGTCCGGGCTTGTTTTATGGCCTCTTGGCTCCCGCTCGCTCGAACAATGGTACGACCCGGGCGGGCAAGCCGACTTCGCGTTCACAGCCTACCCGAATTCGCTCTACTCCGTAGGGCTGGCCGCGCGCCTGTCGCTCGCCGTGCTGCGTGACATAATCATGTTTGTGGGCACTGATCGCCGCATATGGCTTTGTACTGGGCAGACTGGTCAGCCGGTATCGCCGCCATGGATTGATTTGCTTTTGCAACAGCTCACGGCGGCGACGCTGGCGACTTTGACGGCGTACGCATACGGACAGGGCGGCGGCGACTTCTACGTGCTGACACTGCCAGGCCAGTGGACGCTCGAACTGTGCGGCGCGACTGGCGTGTGGTCTTATCGGCAGACGCCCGGCGGCCGACTTGATCACGCGGGGCGCTGCGCTACGGAATTCAGCGGCGGCGTCACGTACGTCGGGCTGGACACGGGCCAGATATGCACCGTGAACATAAACGACAACACGGAGCCGGCTGGTACGCTACAGCGCACCATAGTCACGCCTTGGCTCGGCAGCGAAGAGACGCGGCAGACGTACAATTCAATTGACGTGACTTCGTCCATGGGGCCGGCAGCCGGAAATTTTCAGCTCGATTGGTCAGTGGACAAAGCCGCTACGTGGTACGGCGTCCGCCAAATCACGATGCCGCAGCCCGGCACGCAACGTGCGATTGGCCGCAACTTCGGCACGGGGCGGCGGCGACAGTTCCGCTTGCAGTACAGCGGCACGCAAGCTCCGTTTACGATCGATGAAATGTTCGCAAACGTGTCGGCAGGTACATAGTAAGGGCAAAGGTAAAACATGGCAAAACGCATTCCGATCGCTACGGCAAAAGAAGTCGCAGAAAAACACGGTTTGGAGCAAGTTTTGCTAATTGGGTTTGATGGAGAGCGCGTGCATGTAGTGACGTACGGCAGCACTAAGGAAAATTGCGCCAAAGCTGCTAAGGCGCAAGAGTTCTGGCAGGGACACATCAAGGAGTTTTCTTTTAGTGACGCTTAAAGTACCGCCCCCACCGCAACTGCCCGTCTCATTCGGCGTCTTTGGTGGGCAGCTAAATCGCTGGCTGCTAGAGATTCAATCCATCCTGGATAGCCAAGGGCAGATCAATCAGGACAGCGTTGCTGGGTTGCCGGCACTTGCTGCCCAAGTTGCTACGCTGGTTACGGAAATTGCGACACTGACTGCGGAAGTCGCCACGCTTACCGCAGAGGTAGCGGCCAACACTGCGAACATCGCGACCAACACCGCAAACATCGCGACCAACACCGCAAACATTGCGACCAATACTGCCGCCATTGCAACGTTGCAGGCGAATGCCGTTGTGCGGAACGGCACTGGCGTTCCGGGGGCCGGGCTTGGCAACAATGGCGATTTGTACATCAACAATACGGGTGGCGCGGGCACGAGGCTGTACGGCAAGATAGGAGGCGCGTGGGTCGTAATTGCTTAGCCGAACATCACTGCGCAATCGACGGTAACCTGAAAGTCCGCCAGCGTACGCACAACAAAATACGCACCGCCTGCGCGCTCCCAACGTCGCTGAAACTTGATCTGATCCGCGTCCTGCGTACCTTTATCGTCTTTGAGTTCGATCGCGAGCTTGCGACCGCCAATCGGAAACGCGAGGAAGTCCGCCACGCCGGCTAAGACGCCTTTGCGCTTCATTTTGACGTGGTACTGAACATGGGCCTTACGTTCGTTGGCGATGTGGAAAATCAGCAGCTCGGGATGCGCTTTTTGGACCCAGGCCCACGCCTTGACATGGATTTCGTTTTCGGACGGCCCTTTGGCTTTGGGCGCCTTTCTAGTGGGTTTTCTTGTCACGGTTGTTCCGTATGAGCGCGGGCCGGAAATACTTGGGCGGCGAAGATCGGTCCCGACCGCCCTCCTCCATTCGGATTTAGGTAGTCGCCAAATACGACGGTCACGATGCTGTTCCGCTGAGCGACGATGAACGTAACCTTGTCCTTGGTGTAGGCGACCGCATCGCCCTTCGCGCGGCAGATGGCGCCTTCGCCACTTTCCTTGGCGGCCTTGGCCTCGGCCGCGATCTCCTGCCGTAGTGCATTCATATCGAAGCCCTTGACCTTCTCAAGCCAGCGCACGACCGCATGGTCGCTGACCTCAAAGTAGGGACGGTCGCGTGAATGAAGGATGGCAGTAATCGCGTCTGCCTCAACACGGAAGCGGTTCACAAATGAGCCGTGGACGTGCATGAGGCTCCCAAGGTCCGCGCGCATGGCCGCGAGTTCGCTGCTCGGCTTGCTATCGAGCCGCGCCAGCGATTCCGTGCTGACCATCGTAGGAAGGCGCCCATCTCGTCGCTTGCCCATCGAAGTCCCTCGCTCAAGGCCCGTTACTTGCGCGCCTTCGCAGCCAGAATGCCCAGCTCCCTTAACCGATCCTCACGGCCCGGCAGCCACGCCTCCAGGGCCTCCCGGAGCGCCGCAGAGCGGTTCTTTATGGTCTCACTGTCAATGTTGCGGGTAACGTAGTCCAAGCGCTCCACGAGGGCCGCAGGCAGCCTGCCCGATATCATGACGGTCTTCCGTTCCGTACTCATAGGTGGTAGGCTTAGCCGAATGTATGACACAATACAAGGGCTCCGCAAATGACGGTACAGGCAAACCCAGTTGGTTTTGGCGGCGGCCTCGGGGCCGTCGTTGGCGCCCAGATAGGGGCCAACGATCTGAGCAAAGGGCAAGATGCCGTCAACAGCAATACGGCAGGCGTAATCGGCAGTACGCAGCCGTACAACACGTTCGGGCAGTCGTTTTTGCCGGCTACCACAGACGCGATTGACAATATTCAAGGGAAGGCCGGAAACGTCGAAAGCTACGATCAATTCACGTCCGGCTACCAGAACACACCGGCTGCGCAGTATCAATTGCAGCAAGCGAACGAAGTACAGAACAACAGCGCTGCCGCTCGCGGCGACCTGCTTTCTGGCGCCAATGAACGCGCGCTCGGGACCATTGACCATGGCATTGTGTCGCAGGGTGCGAACACGGCGTACAACGAATACCTGCAAGGCAACCAGCAAGGTTTCGGTCAGCTCGAAAGCGCGCTTGGCAATATGTTCAGCGCGATCGGCGTTGGGCAGGCGGCGACGGGACAGCAAGTGAGTGCTACCAATTCGCAAAATCAGGCCACGTCGAGTATCGCGGAGGCGCAAGCCAAAGATGCGCAGAGCAAGGGCAGCGGGCTTGGATCGATGTTCAATGGGCTCGGGTCGTTTGCGGCGGCGTTCTAGTCGCTGCGTACGATCGAATACACGAAGCAGTCTTGCGGCTCCGCACTGACATTCGGAAAGAACTCAAACCGCCGCAACAGTCCTTCACGTATGGCGCCCATACGCTCCGTTACGCGCTGGCCCGCGATGTTGTCAACGTGTACGTATGTCCACAGTCGCCATGTTTGCGGATGCGTGAAAATCCATTGCACAAACGGACGGCAAAACTCGCGGCCGGCGCCGCGCGCTTTCCAGTCAGAGCGGAACATGATTGACATGGTTGCCTGATGTCGCGCTACCTCCAGGCCGACGACGCCTAGAAGATCGTTGTCGGAATAAACGCCCTGCCACCTAGCGATGCTGTTGCGGTACTGCTCTATGAGCTGTGTTGCTTCGCCAACGGATTTGTGCGTACGGAAACCCATGTAGCGTGTCACGTCGGGGTTGCCTGTCAACACGAATAGAGCGGGGCCTTCCCACGGGTTTAGGTCGCGCATGGTGAAACGGCCGACTTGCGCGGTCATGGGTGCGTACCCTTATTGGGATTCCCACGGCATTTTTGGCGGCATCGCGGCGCGCTCACAATTCTGTATGGCTTGCCGCCAATAGGACGGCTTCAGCTCCGCACCGATCGCGCGGCGCCCCATCTGCAGTGACACGTACAGTTCAGAACCGATGCCAGCGAACGGAGAGAATACGGTGTCGCCGGGGTTGCTCCACAGTTCGAGGCAGCGTCTGATTGGCGTGAGCTGCAGCGGTGATATGTGCGCTTCGTCGGCCTCTTCGCGTGCTTCCTTACGGGATAGTACGTCACCTTGCGCAATGTCAGCCCACACCGCCTCGGCGTAGCGTTGCCACACTGCGATGCTGTACTGTTTAGTTCCGGGGGCTGCGATGCACGGGACCATCTTTTCTTCGTCTTCGTTCCACTCCCGACTTGGCAGTGTGCCGTCTGGCGTCGTTTCCGAACCGTAGTACGCATCAAACTGCCCTGCGATGCGCTCCTGATTGTCACCGGGCTTGCGCATAGTCACGATGTAATCAGGGATCGCCATGCGCGACAAACTAGAGTCCTTGACGATTTGCTTGTGCAACAACCCGATCGCCTTCGTGCGCTGCATTGCGGACACAGGATCCTTTCGGATGCACACTTCCGAATGGTAGTAAAATCCGACCTTCTGATGCGCCTTGATGATGTCGCCTCGGAAGTCTCGCAGCCCAATAAACCCGTCCCGCAGCTTGGACGTTGGTAGGTTCATGCAGTGGATAGACACAAGCCGACCGGGCTTGGTGACGCGATAGACCTCCGCAATCAGAAACTCATAGTGGCGCCAGAAATCGCTATCCTCGCGGCAATTGCTCATGTCGCGTGGATCGTCCGAAAACGTGTATAGCGAAATGAACGGCGGACTGTATATCGTGTAATGTACGGATTCATTCGGCAGCCCGCGCGCTACGGCAACGCAGTCGCCGTTCCACAGGTGCCAGTTCGGGCCGGACGCTTGATCGATTACCTCAGCCATGAAGGAACCTCCATATTGTTTTTGTGCGGCGTAAGCGTGCGGATGCCGTGTAGCGTTCGCGTCATCAGCGTACGCGTATGCTTTGACATTTCGTCCGCCATGCGATCGGCAGCGGCTTCCTTGGCGGCTAGGTTGCTGACAACGGCACCCTCTGCTGTCGACGCGATGAAGTATGCATTTACGTCTTGTGTCTGCCCAAAACGCCAGCAACGCCGGATAGCCTGGAACAGCTGCTCGAAACTGTCATTGAGACCGACAAAAACCATGTCGGCACACCGCTGAAAATTCATGCCCCATCCAGCGATCGACGGCTTACTGACGAGTGCGCGCACGGCGCCGTTGGCGAAGCCCATCAGGCGTTCCGATTTCAGCTCGGCCGGATGGCTGCCGCGCACTTCGACGGCGCCAGCAATCGCAGCCGTCAGCATTTCGGATTCCAGATTGGAGTTGCACCACACAAGCCACGGCCGATCCGGCTGCATGTTGACTAGCGTCGCCGCCGCCCGTACGCGATCGGCCGTGCTATCGCGTCGCGCCCGCAGCCGCTCGGACAGTGTGTGCGCAACAGGCAAGTCGGACGGCACTGTGATGAAATGCTTATGCAACGGCGGCAGGTCGTATCCAGGCTCGTCGTAACCCAACTCGTTCGGGTGCCGCAACATGACGGACCACGATGACAGCCACGCCCAGAACTCCTGCTCGGCATGGCCTTTGAGACGCCATTCCGCAGTAACTTTGCCTCTCAGCTTGGCATCGTGATTTTTGACGCTCGTAGCTTTCAGCGAGCCGTTGTGGACAAACCATGTCGCCAGCATTTCCTTAGCGCTGCATACGCCAAGAAACTCCGCATGGTTGCCTAACTCGACGTAATCGTTCGGGGCGGGCGTGGCCGTACACGGCAGCCGGAAGGGAATATCACGCGTAAATTCGATCAGCTTCGCTCGCGTCTTGCTGTCATGCGCTTTGATGATGCTGGACTCGTCGAGCACAATGCCAGTGAAGTCCGCAGGATCGAAGTTGTCAATGCGATCGTAGTTCGTAACGACAATGTTTGATTTGATCGAAGCGCGATCAGGGGCGTACTCGACCGAATCAATATTAAATTTTTTAGCCTCTTGCACGGTTTGCTGCGCGACCGCGAGCGGTGCCAAGACCAGTATCCGGCGCCAAGTGTCGTGCTGAATTTCCTGCGCCCACGATAGCTGCTGAAACGTCTTGCCGAGGCCGGTTCCGGCGAATACCGCAGCGCGGCCTTGTCGCAGGCCCCAAGTAACGATGTCACGCTGAAAAGGGCGCAGCTTGTCCGGCAGCTTTAAGTCGCGCGATATTCCCGACAGGACGGGCATCGCCGACTTTCGAATTAGAAAATCTTCGTACGTGTCTTGCATCATTTCCGCATCCGCTCGCTTTCGTACCCTTCGCAATCCAACGGCAACCCCGAAGTCCACGAACGCTGTCGCTTCATAATATCGCGCATCTGTTGCGACCGTACACCGGCAACGTCCGTACGCGCAAGAGCTAAAATCGAATCATAAACATCTAGAATCAAAACCACGTCCGGTAGCTCGCGCTCGATATCGGCTTCAGCTGCCGTCACAAGGTCACGCGTCATGGACTGGCAGGCGATTTCGAGCAGCGAACCGCCAAACGCTTTCTGGCGCAGCATGGCACCGAACTTGCCGCGAAAGAACGCCATCTCGCCGCCATACGTGATATGTGCCGAATAGTGCGGCACCGCACGACCGGACGGCAGCAGCATCCAGACAGTGCCGTGGCCGTCTTTCTGGAACGCTACTTTGCCAGCTGGAAAGATGCGCCCCGGCTGCTCATAAATTGCGAACTTGAAAGCATCGGCGAGCGCGTACCACAGTGATTGCAGGAGTGGATTTGCTTGCCGGTAGCCGTCAATGTCGGAACGCGCTTTTATTTCGTCCATGTTGTTGCCAGCGCGGCGTTGATGCGCCATGTACGTTTTCCAGCCGAGCTGGTAGTTGCCGCCCAACGTCACAGATTTATAACTCTGCCGTTCGTGCGGGTGTGTCTTCTTAGTTGATCCCGGCGGAACGCGCCCCATGGCAATTGCGTTGTATATGTACGGATCACCGCCAGTCGCAAGCACGTTCAAACGATCTGTGTCGCCGGCCATCCATAGCGCAATTCGGTACTCTGCGTTTGATAAGTCGTTGTCGCAGACCATCCAGCCGTCAGGTGCCACGATCAAACTACGCAGGCAATCGGTCAGCGCAATATTGTTGTACTTAAATCCGGCTTTGAGGCCCTGAATTACGCTATCAATCGTTAGCCGCCCGTCCTGCCCGTCGTACTTGCCCGATGGCCTTGCGATGTTAAAGGTGTTGACGCCTTCGGATGTACCGCGACCCGATCGCGCACCGAAGTACCGCGTAGCGTCTTTGTAAAAACCATTGACGTGCCGATCGAGCAAAGCCTGCGCTTTCAGCGGCGCGGAGCCGCCTTCGGATTGCAACAGTTCCAGCACTATCCGTACGTCGGGATGTAAGTTTTCGTCCGCCAGTTTTTCCGCGACGATATGCTTTTGCGTGTTCTCTAGCCCAGCCGCGCGGTTGCCACTGTTGCACCATTCGATGATACGCTGACGCTGCGAAAGCTTCGTTACCGCATTCTGCGTCAGCTCCATGAGTGTTGCGGTGCTCTCTTGCTCGATTTCTTGCCGGCGCATCGCGATCGCGGTAGCAAGGTGCACGTCGATCGGCAGCCCGATTTCGTTCTTTCGCCACGTGCGCTCAAAAATCAAGCGTTCATCCGGCGTGAGCGGCGGCAGCCGATTGTCCAGGTCAATAAGGCAGTCGACATCAACATCGTTGTATTCGAGTAGCTCGCGAAACGTCTGTACGTCTTCGTTAAACGTACCGTCGCGCTGTGGCCGGCATGTCTTCATGACCAGTTCGCGCCCGCGCGGGTCCTTGCCCCGAATGCCTAACGCCTTGCAAACTTGATCGAGGCCGCCGGGAAGTGCCAGTGATTGAGCGCGAGCCATACTGCAGTCGATCTTGGAAAGCGGTAGATCGAGGAATGGATTCACGGCGCGCAAAATCGAAACATCAAAATTTGCGTGGTGCGCGACGAATCGGGAACAAACGCGAACGTCGGCGTACAGGTCCGCGAGCGCGTGCGTACCTAAAAAAGGATGTATGGGACACGCACGCTTGCGCGTGCCCCGGAACTGCCAAACGACCGACGTTATGCCGGTCGAATTATCTGCTGCGTACCGCCTAGCACCCGCCTTCTTAAGATCGCAGCGGCTGCGGGTTTCGAAGTCGGCCCATAGGTCGTCAGGGTGCTGCATGGTGAAACAGGAGGGGCACCGTCAACCAGGTTACTAAGGGCACCCCTCCCTACTCACTCAACGCGGACCAAACGGATTAGTCGGCGGTGCGTTAAAAGGGGATGTCGCACTCCCACCGAAACCCGGCCCAGTGGGGCCCGGGGCAGCCGGAAAAGCAGGGGCGTGCGGTGTCGGGGCAAACCCGCCTGCCGGCGGCGTAAAACCCCCGTGCTGTCCACCAAACGGCTGCGGCGCAAACCCTCCAGGCGACGCACTGAAGCCCGCCGGACGCAAGCCCTGCTGTTCCGCCATTCGCATCAGCTCGGCACCGCTGACAGAATTGGCGAACACGATTTCTTCGCCGGGCGACGAAAATACGACGGCGTTGAGATACAGCTTGACGCCGCGGGTATCGTTCTGTTTCACAGCCGCCGTCACGCCGGCCATGACGTAATCACCGGACTTCACGCCGACTTTGTTTGTCAGCTTCGTAAGTACACCACCGGCTTGTACGATCTCGACATTCGGCGGGTTGCCGCTCGAGCCCGAGAAAAGCCAGTGACCTTTGGCGAACTCGGACGACTTGCCCTCGGGGTTTGGCATGTCGCCGTCGACGACCGGCCAGACGAGAACATGCGGATTTGTCTGGTAAATCTTGCCGCACGCCGCCGCGATGCCTGCAAGTGCCGGTTCCTGGAACCACTGCGCTACGGTTTTCTTGACGAGGAACATGGCGAAGTAATTGGGCTTCTGCGTGGGCTGTCCCTTATATTCGCGGGACGGTTCCCAGAGATGCCGCATGTCTGCGATGCGAGCATTGAACACCGTTGCAGCTTCGTATTGTCGCTGTGCCATTTTCAATTCTCCAGTTTTAAGTTTGCCAATTTATCAACGTGGGCAGTGTAGCCGTACGGTTAGGATTGGTCAAGTCAGCCGTGCGGCAAATTTTTCAACAACCTTTTGCAGTTTATTCTCGACCTGAGTGTCAAGCTTGGCACCTTCGATGCCGAAGCACTTCGCCAGCAATTCGAGATAAACGCGAATATCGGCTATCTCGTCCCGGATTTCCTCAGTCAAATCGGCGCCGTCCCGCCAGCGCTTCTTAATCATGTTGGCGAGTTCGCCGGCCTCACCGCAGAGCGCTAGCGCCAAAAACCGTTCATCGGTGTTTGAGTACGCCGGGAATAAGTGCCCGGTCATTTTCTCGTGCAGTGCGTAGATGTCCATTGGTTTTTTCCTGCTTTTTAATCGCAGCCGCGTCCGATTGACCCGTGATCGCGTTCGTCAACAAAATCTTTCCACAGACGCCAGCCCTTCGGACAGTGAAAGCCCCAATCACGCACGACGGGGCCGGTGATGAACAGACTCCACGCGACTTGGTTACCTATTAGCTCAATCCGATGCGCCGACGTGGGGAGTCGGAATCTCCAATCGCCGGCCCTCATAAGCGTCCTCCGCTCGACGCCACCGGCGAGGATCTCGACCTCGATGTACTGGCCCGCGAGGAGGTAGGACGCGTTCGCCCACGGGTGGTCGTGTAATGCTCGGTCATCGTCCGAATGCAAAAAGTGATGCAAATAAATGTTGAAAAAACGATTGCGCGGAATGATCCACCAACGGCGGCAGTAATTTTTGCCGATTACAAAATCAGGATAGCGGGACGCAGCGATTTTTTCAAACCAGCGCATGTTAATACGATGCCTTCATTTCACCTTGAGGCTTGTGCGCCCCGACAGTTGCGTACTGCTTTCCAGCCGGCCCGAGCTTTTCAGCCTGCGCTGGCGACAGCGGTTTCACGCCCCTAAAACCGAAACTTTCGTACAGCACCTTGGCGGCCTGCTCTTGGTCATTCCAAGCTCGAAAAGCGCGAGCTGGCTTCAGTGCGGCACCCGGCGCCGCATGGCCTAGCTTTAACTTCGTGGTCAATGCGTCATCATAGACGGCCTTCACATCGCCCAGCGCCCGGATGATTCGCAACAGCCGTACAAGTTCCTCGCTGGTCAGACTCTCGGGAGCGCGTGACATGGCACCCATGACGAAGCCGGCGTCGGCCGCCATCGCGGGGCATTGCTGAAACGCGTTGCACCAGCGGCACCACGGGCCGGGGCGCGGCGCACTGCGGTCAGCGATCTGTCGTAGCACGCGATCGCGGTGCGCCGCGACTTCGCTACGATGCGCGACCCATTGCTTGAAAGGCGTTTCGTCCAAGCCGTTGGGCTGGAAAATCACAAGGCGCCACCACTCGGCTTCGCATTCGTTGAGCAGCGCAGCGGCGTATGTCAGCATTTGCTTGTTGTGGTACGCATCAACGTCCCACTTGCCGTTTTTCAAATCAAGTACGGTGGCGATATACGGCGTGTCGTTAAATACGTCAGTCGTGCCACCGCATTCGTACGCTAGTTCAACTTTCAATTCCGCGTGCAGTTCGCCGGGCTCTAGCTGACGTATGAAGGCCATTCCGAGTGCAATCGTATCTTCAGCCGTGTCACCCTCTGCCGCATCTGCATCCGTAAAAGACGCCGCCAGCAATGCGTGTACGCGTGTGCCCTCATCGGCGGCGAGCTGCGTTTTCAACGGCTTCGGTGCCTCGGGTACGCTGTTGCGTGCGCTGAAAGAGCATTCGAGCCACGTAGCTGCGGATGATGGCGCGAAGATTGAATGGGCCATCAAACAACGTCCTCTATAAACTCAATAAGTTCGTCTTTCAAAAGTGGTGGCATGTCTTGCCGGTCAAGCCACGTGTTTTACGGCTCCTAAGATTTCGTTTCGCATACTTTCGCGCCCGCATTTTTCACCCTCTTCTTCTGATTCTTGCAACTCTAATGCACGCCGATCCTCAACCTCGTATGCGTCCGCGAGTCGATCAACGCAGTCCACGACTTGAGTACTCAGTCCGAGCGCAATGACGTAAGTACGCAACTGCGCGATGAATTCATCGATTGGCATGTTTGCATGAGCGCGAAGCATCGTGCGGACCTTTTGAGGTTTAGGAGGCGGCTAACAGCACTTACGGTGCCCGTCGCCGCCTCCAAGGACACTGTGGTGCGCCCTAATTACGCGTTCATTAATTTGGCTATGTTTTCCAAAGCCGGAACTGTCAGCTTAGGCAAAAACACAGTTTTGATTTGGTCCATCGTGGCGGCGACTGCTTCGGCTCCCGCTTGGCCGCGAAACCAACTCAACACCGCGTCGGCAGGCTGTCCGTTAGCGATGGCTCCGTCAATGCGGGCGACGATGCGCTGGACGAGGCCGGCAACAACCGGGTCAGCGACGGGCGCCCCAGGGAAGCCGCCCTGCGGCGGCGTGAACGCGGCCGGCGGGTTGGGGTTGAACGCAGGTTGCTGTTGCTGAGGCGGCATCAAGGGCGCCGGGGCCTGCGCGCTGCCGACCTGCGGACCGTCGTCGTCCTTGCCGCCGCGCGGGTTTTTGATGCGTGCCTTGAACTCTGCCTCGTTGTCAAACTCGACTATGATCTTCATTTCGTGTCTCCCGTGGTTGATGACGCAAATGTATGACAAGGATTTAGGGCGCCGTCAACACCCTATTTTCCGTACAAGGTCCTTTTTGTTTTTCGGCTGGCGCGGCTCGCTTCGCCGCTTCAAGGAATAGTGCGATGTCGTTTAGATGCCCAAAAAAGTTTCCTTGTTTGTTTTTGGGAATCGCCTTGAACATCTCAGAAAGCCCGTCGAGACTCGCAGTCGCTTCCTCTTTCGTAAATTCGCCTTGCGCCATTTCACTCTCCTATTTCTGATGGATCACGCCCTGCCTATCGTAAAGTCCGGCCGCGATGTAGCGCCCGTTGGTGGCTCGCTTGAGGTACACTGAATGCACGTCGGGCAGCACTTCGTAGTTCCAGAGTGCCGTCGTATACCGCGTTGTTAAAGTCCAGCCGCCCGAAGGATTCTTAACCGGCGGGCTGACGATTTCCTGCCAAGGACTGTTTTCTACTATTTTACGGATGCTGACGGCTTCATTCGCACCGCCGCGCATTTTCAAATCTTTGCCGGCCGCCATGACTACGGTATTGTCGAAACCGCAGAACGGGCAAAGCGGGTGCAAAAATGCCGCGTACGTCTCTTCGCAGGCTGCGCACGTCTTGATTTCGGATTGTTGTTGATGACAGTGCGGGCAGCGCATTCCGTGAAAATGCGGATCAAACTGATCGCCGCAACTTTTGCACTTTGGCGCGCTCCGGTGCAGCGTTTGGCACTTCGGGCACGTCTTGCCGTTTTCCCAAGTTTCCCATTCAGCGCCGCAACCGTCGGCTTCGCATTCCAGCAATCGACCTGGCGCTGCCATTACGGCATCAAGGGTGCCGTGCCGCTGAATGTTGCCGCCGAAGTCCGACACGAGGCAGTTAGCGGCGTACGGTGTTATGCGGGCGCCGCGTCCTAGCGACTGCGCGTACAGCACGGCAGATTTGGTGGCGCGGCAGAACGCCATATAATCGATGTCGATGACGTTAAAGCCCGTCGTGAACATATTGCACGATACGAGGATCTCCGCGCGTCCGGCTTTGAATGCGTCCACGGCTTTATCGCGCTTGCCCGTGATCGAGCGCGAGTGCACACCGACAACAGAGGCGCCAAGTTTTTGCAGCTCGGCTTCTATCCTATCGACGTGCTCGATGTTGCAGCAAAACACCAGTACGCGACGACGACCGTACTTCTGCATTACGTCCAAGATGGTTTTCGCGTGGCTTGGAGAAAGCTTGATCGCCCGGGGCGCCATTTCGTCCATATCGAAATCGCCGGCAACGGTTTTCAGTCCGTCAACTTCGATCGTCTCGTCCTCGCCAGCGTCCACCGGGACCAGCGGCTTGACATAGCCGTCACGAAGTGCGTCCAGAAAAGTGTACTTGAAAACTACCGGGCCGAATGTACGGTTAAGATCGCCGGTGCCGTCCGAGCGGAATGGGGTTGCGGTCAGCCCGTGGACTTTGGTTTGCGCGAGCTTATCGAACAGCCGCCGGTATTGTGACGACTTAGCGGGTGGCGTCCGGTGAACTTCGTCCACAAGAATCGCCACCACGTCACGGAAAAGGTGGAGTCTGCTAACGATTGTTCCGATGGTTCCGACTGTAACCCGGGCGAAGGCGTTGACGCTGATGGATGCTGAACAGACGCCAGGGACACACCCAAGTTGTTTGCAGGCTTCGGCATTTTGGACCACTAATTCTTTGTTGTGCGCAACGATCAGTACGCGACCGAACTGACTGTAGTGGATCGCCAGCATTCCGAGCATGGCGCTTTTGCCGGAAGCTACGGACGCCTCGGCGACACTGAAGCGCCCTTCGTAAGCAACGAGTGCTTGCACGCCTTCCGTTTGGTGGCGGCGTGGTATGAAGGGCGCTAAGGGTGGAGCGGGGTACATCAGGTGTTTTCTTTTATAAACTCGATTTCCCGATCCAGATTCACGCCAACGAAGCCGAGCCGCCTAAGGCGCATTTCTAGCAGGGCCTCTCTAAAGCTGTCCTTAGCGCTCACTTTGAACTCTTCGACATACGCCGTGTACGTGCGCCGCCAGTCTCGCCAGTCGTCAAACTGCCACGGCAGCGAATTAGGTTCAGTATTTGGCATGGTTTTTCCCCAAGTACTGCAAGTCACGATCAAGAGCTTCGCGCAACTTAGCTAGCGTAGCGTTAACAATCTCTTCTTTGCTGCCGTGGCTACCCGCGATCGTCAGCGCCATAGCGCCAGACAAGCCATCGATGTACGCCGAGATGACAGCTTGGCCGGTGTGGCGACTTGTGTTGATTGTGAGCGCGAACGATGTCATGTGCTGGCGTATTGCGTCGCGCAGCGTAACGCCGGCCGCCGTTTCGATTTTGAGCCCGTCGTCTGCCATGTGTCACCAAATTTGTGTTTCGCGACTGACTTCTTCGTCCTCGCGTTTGCGTTCTTCGGGCGTCATTCTCGCGCGGCGGCGTGAATTTGTCACAAAACCCCATCCGGCGCTCGTAACAATTACGACAATAAGCAGTAACAGAATGGCGTCACTCATTGCTCAACTCCAAACCCAATTCGCTTGCCAACTTCCAAACGCGCGACATGATCTGCTGTACAGTCATGTACTGCGCGTGAACCTGTGGCATTCCGATATCTTGCAGTTCGATCGTCGTTGCCGCCACTCCATTCGCCCCAAGAAATTTTACCTCGCCACGCGGCACGAGCTGGCCCCGTTGTGTATTGGCAGTGAACACCATCGCCGGGTTGTTAGAATGCACCACAACGGCGGTGTGCGTCACGGCGTACGCGAAATCTAGTTGTAGCAGCTCCACGGTTTCCTCGACTGACCGGGGGCGCGGTTCCCATGGGAAAAGTTCGTCATCAGTCATGGTTCATGACCAGAGCATGCATGTCGTGCAGACGCGCGACAGTGCGAAGATGGTCAGTGCAGTTGTTGACGATCTGCTGCGCTACGTTCGCGACTGGGCTTTCGCTCTTGACGCGTTCGATCGCAGCGGCCAACGCCCGCAGTTCATCGCCTGTTTTGCTAGTCATGGCGCGTATTCCATGGCCACTTTGATAAGTTCGGCCGCGACTTGCGGAACGATCGCGTTACCGTAGGCGCGCAAGCGTCCCACTCCCTCGGATAGCCCATTAACCAACGGGAATGCGCCGGGTCTATTTTCCAAGAGATATTGTTTTCCGTCGTTTCCCGCCGCTCTAACATGGTCATCCCAAAACGTAGAATGCATTGGTCCCCCAACCTGAATTGGGCCTCGGGCTTCCCTTTCTTCCTCCGTCGCGCATGGAAATTTATTGTGCCGTGGTTCATTTCTGTTGCGGTTGGCGTGAGCCACGAAGAATATGCGTTGCCGTTCGTGCGGCGCGCCGACACTACAAGCCGGTAGTATTGCCGCCCCGAAGGCGTAGTCCGCGCCTTCCATGTCGGATTGTACCAAGTCAAGCCAACCCCACTTAACCGCTGATTCAACTTGCTCACCAAAAACGACGCTAGGTCGGCACTGCTCGATAAGATGGAAAAACGCAGGCCATAGGTGCCGCTCGTCAGCAAACCCCGTGCCTTGGCTTGCCCCGCTGAAAGGTTGGCACGGACAAGAGCCGGTCCAAATAGGTTCGCTATCGGGCAACCCGGCAAGGCGAGCGGCTCGGGACCAACCGCCGATGCCGGCAAAGAAGTGACACTGTGTGTACTTGGCAAGCTCCAGGGGAATGACATCCTCGATGCTTCTTTCGTCAACGTCGCCGGGTGCGATCATGTTTGCAGCAACAAGCTTGCGCAGCCATTCCGCAGCGAACGGATCTTTTTCGTTGTAGTAGGCTACTCCCACGGAAATTCCTCTTTCGGCTTTTCAATTTCCCACGGCATTAGCTTAGGCAGTTCGTGCGTGGCACCCAGCCGGCAACGTACGCCGTCCATTTCCTTTTTACCGCAGGCGCACACGCCGTCCCATTCGCCGTTCGCGTCAAGGGCCATCGCGCTTAACCACCAACGCGATGCCGTGCATATCGATCGCGCCGTCATCCATAAAGACGTGATCATAATCAACATCACGCAAGAGTGCCGCAATTTCATCATATGCAGCTTTTGACACTTCAAGTTCGACGTACGTGTGCGTCTGTCTTATGACCACGGAAATCCTCCATTAGGTAGTTCGATCGTGAACGGTATCATCAACTCTTGCCGTACACTACCGGCCGGCGGATAGATTACATAAAAAGGAAAACCGTACAAGGGTCGAAGGTGTCCACTGTCCAATAAATTTTTCAAACCGTCGTCAAACATCTTTTTGGCGGCGTCCTTCGTGACGACGTAGCTCGGCACTTCGCCTTTGATAGCGTGTCCGACTTCGGCCGCTACACTTTCGAACCTGACGACGCTGCCGGCTCGCAATGCGTCCATGCCGGCAGCTGTCACACCTGGCAGGATTGCGGCAAGCCTAAGCACGGCGGATTGTTCTTTGGCCTCTTTAATAATTTCGGAAGTTCGTTTGAACACGTTAACTGTAGTCGTGCGACCTTTCACGTCTTTTCCGTAGTTCTCCGAGACGATTCGGCCGGTGTAGCTCTTGGCCTTTGGCGCTCCGCGTGCCTTCCCGCAATCAATCGACACGTAGTCGTTGCGAGCGCCAGTGACTCGGTACACAAAGCCGGCGTTGCCGGACTTGGCACCGTTGCCTTTTTGCCATGCATCTTCGTTGCCAAGCGGCAAGTGATCAGTGACGATCAGCGCGGCGCCCGTACGCTTCGCTACACTCTTCAAAATGAACATGGCTTTAAGCACAGCCTCGGTATCGTTGTCCGCAAAGCAGAGACCTGACGCGCCCCAAGTATCCAACACGATCATGTCGATTCGCATGTTCATCGCAACCATGGACTGCATTTGCGCCACGCATTGCTGCTCGAAAGCCATCGGCTCGCTGATATTGCGAATCAGATGAAACCGGGCCGCCAATTCGAGCGCGTTGGGCTCTTGTCGCAATAAGTGCCTCACGCGTCG